AGTTGAAAGAAGTAAGTATGACCAAAGACCAGACTATCAAGCATATGCTGAAGGTGATATGGTAGAAGATGAATCTTTATTAACACCTATGGGTATGGATGAAGAAAATGCAATGGCTGAAACTGATATGGAAATGGAAGCAGAAGCTAGAGCAGAAGATGAAGATATTACTGATGAAGACTTAGAAGGTATGGATGCTATTATTGATACTTCAGCTTTATCAGATGAAGAAGAAAAAATATTAGATGAAGCAGTTGATATGCTTCCAGAATTAGAAGCTATTATTCCTAAATTAGTAGCAACAGAATTTACAGATGATGGAGAAGTAGAAGGACCAGGAACAGGAACTTCAGACTCTATCCCAGCACTTTTATCAGATGGTGAATTTGTATTTACAGCCAAAGCAGTTAAGAATATTGGTGTAGACAAATTAAGAAAAATGATGAAACAAGCAGAAGAATCTTATGATGCTGGTATTCAATCTCAAGCAGATAAGCAAGAGATAGTATAAAGAATTTATAGAGAAAGGTAACTCTATGAATAGACAAGCTACCTTCTAGAAATAGAAGCCCTTGTAGTTTTGTTTTTAACCAAAACACCTACCTTAGCTACCTTCAGTTAAGAAGCCCTAAAGGAGGACATATGAGTAAAAACGAAGAAGGAAGACAAGAAGCCGAAGCAAATCCTTACAACAGAAATAAAGCTTGGCATACAGAAGAAGTAATGCCACAAAAGCTTAACAATGCTGATGAAGGTTTGTTTGTGCCAAACCCTGATAGTAAACAAAGTGAATCAACTGCTACTGCCAAAGGCAACCCAGAAGATTCTACTGAAGATACTTCAGCGACTATGGATAAGGTTCAAGATTCTGCATTAAATGTAGAAGCTAATCCTTATACAAAAGTTGATTATAAGAAAAGATATGACGACCTAAAACGATATTATGATAGGAAGTTAGGTGAATGGAACAATAGAGAAAGTGACCTTAAAGTTCAACTTCAAGAGAACAGACCTAAGTACCAACCACCAAAATCGAAAGAAGAGCTTGAAGCTTTTAAAAACGATTATCCTGACATTTATGGAGTTGTGGAAACTGTATCTCACTTACAATCGCAAAATGAAGTTAAGTCGTTACAAGACGAGTTAGAAAGTTTAAAGAAAGCTAATTCTACTTTACAGCAGAAAGAAGCTGCACTTGAACTTTCAAAGTATCATCCTGACTTTGAAGAAATAAAAGAGTCTGATGATTTTCATAACTGGGCAGACACTCAGCCAATGGAAATTAAAAACTGGATATACGAAAATAATTCTAATGGAGCATTAGCTGCACGAGCAATTGACTTGTATAAGAAGGACCGAGGACTTGGACTTGATAAAAAAACTAAAACTGAGAAGAAACAACCTAATAATCAAGGTGCTGATTTGTTAGTTAAAACTAATGAGCAAACTCAAATTCCTGATTCTAAGGAAGTTCTTTTCAAAAGGTCTGATATTAAAAGATTATCAGATGCTGAGTTTATGAAGTATGAAAAAGATATTTTAAAAGCTCAAAGGGAAGGTAGAATTATAGATTAATTCTATTTTCATTTTTATCAACAACTAAAACAAAAGGAGTAAAATCATGGCTAAATTTGCTGGTGGTTCAACTTATAACTTTGGATTAGGTGTTTCAGGTCAAACTAATGGTTTTTTCATTCCTGAAATCTATTCAAAGAAAGTACAAATAGCTCTAAGAAAAGCTGCTGTTGCAGAAGCAATCTGTAACACAGACTATATGGGCGAAATCTCAAACTTTGGTGATACAGTAAACATCATCAAAGAACCTCAAATTGCAGTAGCAGACTATACAAGAGGTCTGGCTGTAACTTCAACTAACTTGACTGACCAAGAACTTGTTCTTACTATAGACCAAGCTAAGTCTTTCTCGTTTAAACTAGATGACCTAGAGAGAAGATTCTCTCATGTCAACTTCCAAGCTGTAGCTTCAGACAATGCTGCATACGCACTAAGAGATGCAATGGATTCAAACATCCTAACTGCTATTAGAGCTGGTGCAACTGTAAATACAGGCATGGGTACTACAGGTACTCCAATTGATATTGGATTCACAGGTAGTAAAGTTGACCCTCTAAACCAAATGGCTTTAGCTGCTAAAGAATTAGATGAAGCTAATGCACCTGAAGAAGGTAGATGGTTTGTAGCTGCACCTGAATGGTACAATGCACTATCTAACTCATCTTCTAAACTTTTATCAGTAGACTTTAATGCTGGTCAAGGTTCAATCAGAAATGGTTTAGTAGCATCTGGATTACTTAGAGGTTTCCAAATGTACAAATCAAACAACCTACCAACTAATGACTTATCTGGTGCAAATCCTGCTGGTTCAGCAACTGCACCTGTAGCTTTATTTGGTCATATTAGTGCAGTATCTGCTGCATCTTCTATGAACAAAGTAGAGACTATTAGAGATACAGGTACATTCTCTGATATAGTTAGAGGATTAATGGTATGGGGTAGAAAAGTATTAAGACCTGAAATAGTGGGTAAAATTCACTACGTTGTCTAATACTAACTACAACAAATAGTTATAAGTTTGATAGGGGGTAGCAATATCCCCTATCATTTAATAGGAGATAAAATGAAACAATATTTAAAAAACAAATTTCAACACTACAAAGAACATCATAAAAAAGAAGTTGTTATTGTAGCTGTTTTAATTATAATCGCATATATACTATAGGAGAAACAATATGCCAATGAAAAAAGCAATGCCAGGTGGCAAAGTAACAAATAAAGGTAAATATAGATATGGTGGTCCAGTTATGTCAAAAAGCCCTAAGAAAAAAATGATGGGTGGTGGCATGATGGCTGTCGTAGTAAAGAAGAATAAAAAGAAAAAATAATCATGGGTATAATGTCTTCACCTGCTTGGACTCGTAAAGAGGGTAAGAATCCTAAAGGAGGACTAAATGCTAAAGGTAGAGCTTCTTATAATAAAGGTCGAACTAAGACTGGTAAGAAAAGAAATCTAAAAGCACCAAGTAAGGTGGTAGGCAATAAAAGAAGAAAAAGTTTTTGTGCAAGGATGAAAGGTATGAAGAAAAAACTTACATCTAAAAAAACTGCAAGAGACCCTAATTCAAGAATTAATAAATCACTAAGAGCATGGAACTGTTAAATGGCTAAAACTTATCTATCAATGACAAATGAATTACTGGTTGAAATAAATGAACCAGAAGTAACAACAGTATCAGGAGCATTAGGTATACAAAAATTTGTATCTAATTGTGTAAACAGAGCTTACTTTGATATAGTAGATGCAGTAGATGAATGGTCTTGGTTACATACTGCAGCACCACAAAATGAATATTATGGTAATCACTTTGTAGAAACTGTAGCTGGAACTAGATGGTATTTAATGAAACCAGGTTCTGCTAATGTAGATGCAGATTTTGATTCAGTAAACTGGGATGGTTTTACTTTAACAACAGAAGGTGTATCAGGAAAATCAGCACCTCATACAGTTAATAAATTAGCATTTACAACTTTATCAGCATGGAGAAGTACTTATGCTCAAAGTGAAGAAGCAAGTAAAGCTAATACACAAACTTATGCAACACCATTAAGAGTATTAAGAAGTTCAGATGGTAGAAGATTTGGATTATCTCCTATACCAGATGGTGTATATAGAATTTATTTCTTTGCTTATAATAGACCATCAGAATTAGTTAATGATACAGATACAGTATTATTTCCAGAACAATACAAACCAGTTTTACTAGCAAGAGCTAGATATTATATTTATCAATTTAAAGATAACATTGCACAATCACAATTAGCATTAGACGAATATAAAAAAGGTTTACAACAAATGGCTGACCAATTAAATTCACCTCAACCTGAATATATGTCAGATGTTCGTTTTGCTTTTTTATACTAAGGAATAAATTATGCCAACTCAAGGAGCTTCTATTACAGTACAAGGTGGCTTGGATTTAGTTTCAAGTTCTCATGCTTTATTTAGAACACCTGGAGCTGCAACAGTATTACAAAATTTTGAATCATCTACTACAGGTGGTTATAGAAGAATAAGTGGTTATACTAAATGGGGTGGTAATAGTGGTGTCATTCCTAGTGGTACATCAACAGATACTATTCATGGTATTACAAATTATGCTGATGGAGTATTAGTTGCTCAATCAGATGATTTATATTTTAGTACTACAGGTACTTCATATGTACAAGTAAATAAAAATACATTTACTTCAGGACCTGGTACAGTTTCAATTAGTGCAGGTTCAGCAACAGTAACAGGAACTAATACTACATTTACAACTTCATTTACTGTCAATGATGATATTAAAATAGATAATAATATTTATAAAGTATTATCTATTACAAGTAATACTATATTAACATTAGATATTAATGCTAATACTGG